CACCTGGCCGCCCTGGTCGGAGATGTGTAGGGCGACGACGCCGCCCGGGCCGACTGGTGACCGCAACCGGATAGGCGCCACGCCGGTCGACAGCAGGTACGGCAGGACCGCGAAGTTGTGCGAGTGCGTGATGTAGGCGCAGGCATGGTCCTCGCCGAGCGCCTCCTGGATGGAGCGGTCGAGCTCCTTGCCGAAGACAGCGAGGAACTTCGCCACGCTCTGCGAGCTACCAGGCGCATGCGCCCAGAGCCGCGCCTTCAGGTCGGACATGATGCCCTCGATGTCCACGTCCTTCTCGCCGGCCAGCGTGCCGACGTCCATCGGGCGCAGCCCCTCGCGCTCGGTGTTCGGCTTCTCGATGCCCAGCTTTTTGCGGATGATCTGGGCGGTCTCGATGCCGCGGTTCAGGTCGGACGAGTACGTCTCCCCGACGCCCTTCGACGACAGGTACTCGGCGGCTGCTGCCGCATCCTTTCGACCCTTGGCTGATAGCGACGCCTGCCCCCACCCGTGAACGCGACCCTGCTCGTCGAGCGGGGTTGAGCCGTGATGGACGAGGTACAGCGTCGTCCCGTCGCGCTTCGTGTCTTGCTTCGAGTCTGCCATTCTACCTCATGCGCACGCGGACTTCGCGCCGCGGCTCGTGTCCGACGGTGGGCTGAATCTCCTGCTCGAGCAAAAACGTAGCGAACGCCTCGTCGGTGAGGCTTTCCTCGGAGATCGCGTCGCGCAGCATGCGGCGCCGGCGTTCCTTCCCGCCCTCGCGGTCGGGGGTCTGCAGGTCCTGCCTCGTGAGTGACATGGCTACCTCTTCGCGCGGATGGAGTCGACCCGGGCGGAATCCGCCACAGGGAGGACGTCGTAGTCAGATTGGAAGGCGTTCAGCAGATCGTACGAACAGTAGGCGCTCGACATCGCCTGTGTCGCGCGGCAGTCGAGGTAGCGGTAGGCGACGGTCTTGTGCCACAGGAAAAGTCCACGCTCGTTGACATGGAGCCCGAAGTCGCCGTACGGTGACACGAAGGCCCAGACGTAGTGCGTAGTCTGCCCGTCCGCCAGCTTGACACGGTACGTGACCGTTCCCTCACACCGTTTGAGCGCGGTGGCGAGGAGGCCGCAGGGGTCGTCGTAGGTCCAGTCGTCTTTCATTTCGGTGATGGTCCCGACGAAAGTCCCGTCGGCTTGGGCCGCGTTCTTCGCGGCATCCGGCCACTCGAGAGCCGTCGGTTCCCGCGGTTCCTGCGGGACAAGGTGCGGGGTTGGCGTCTGGAAGACGCAGCCCGCTAGTCCGAGCAGGACAAGGCTCAGTGCCGCGACAGCACCCCACAGTGTGCTCAGGCTGCCCCAGGAACGACGATCGGTCATTTCGCTACTCCCCCTTCAGTAGGTGACAATTCGCGCACAAAGCTTGGAAGCGTACCTCGCCGGCTACGATCGAGGCCAGCACGCGCCGATAGTATCTCCGCTTCGAACTGCAGGCTGCGCGCTCGCGCCGACCACCGCCGGCGACGTGATCTATCTGCAGCACTGCGAGGCGAGCAATTCCGCAGGCGGCGCACTTGGCGCCGAGCGCGTGCAGGCACAAGTCTCGTAACTGACTGCCACGCATTCTCATACGTCCCACTCTTTCGGGTTTCGGTGAGGGACCCTTAAAATTTTTTCGAGGGGTGTCACCTTGCGCGATCCACCCTCCCCACTTTCTGTCCGATGGGGGTGGGGGGCCTCGCGCCTAGTCAGCCAGTCTGGCAGTCTGCCAAGCAGGCTGCAAGCGCAGCGACCGCAAGCACTTAGGTTGCCAGTCTGCCAACATGGCTGACTGCCGCGCGGTGGCACGATTCTTGCGGGCGTGGAGGATTGGCAGACTCGCGGTCGATCGCGCAACCCAGCAGGTCAGCAGCGGTGGCGCCAAGCCCAGACGCAGCGCGCCCGCTCTTCTCGAGCGAGTACTGCGTTGCGCTCATCACGCGCTCGAGCTTGAGCATCGTAGCGTGCGCCTCGCACTGTCTTCCATGTGACACCACACAGCCAGGCGAGGAAGAGCAGCGTAACCACGCGCTTCACTACTACAGCTGATACCACACGTCGCAGCCGAGCGCGTAGTCGTACGCGATGTCGAGGCGCAAGCCTGAGAGCTGCGTGCGTTCGACCCAAGCAAGCTTGCCGTTCTTGAACTGGAAGAGCACGTCGTCAGGCACCAGCTGGAAGCACTTGTTCATGTCATGGCCTCTCGGTGTAGGTGCATCGCTTGTTGACGCAGCGCCAGATCGGGCCGCTTGCGTCGATCTCGAGGAGCATTGGCATCCCGCATCCGTTGCGGAGACACCGAGGAGGAGCGTTACGATTGAGATGATACTCCGGGCCGGCACGACCAGGCTCCCACTCGGGCGCATCGTAGTCACGGCTCTCCCACGGCTGGCGCATCGCGCTCTACCTCTTCCATCTTCGTGACACCACAGTTCACGCACCACGCACCGTGAGCAGACCAACGATGACCCACGCTCGTACACCAGCTCTCGGTTACCTTCGCGTCAGACTCTTGCGTCGGCCGGCGCCAATCACCCTTGCCCATGTTTCCCCTCCGCGATGTCGAGCAGGGCGAGCTCGAGCGCGCGTGTGCGTCTCCACTCGCAGACCTGCTCTGTCTCTCGACTCACGCGTGCAAGCGCGTAGGCTCGAGATGCTTGGAACACGACGAGCCGCAGCTGTCCCTCAGTTAGGTGCAGCGTCGGCTCAGTAGACATCCAGGGCGATGCGCTTCTTGGAGCGCGCAGCCTTCTCGAATTGCTTCTGGTTCTTGAGTGCGCGATCACCCTTCGTGTTCGCGCGCTTTGTCTCACGAGCATGCGTCGCACGTTCGGCGTCGTGCGTCTCGAAGACGACGCCACCCGCGATGCGATGCGGCGGCGACACTTCGTTCTGCTCGTTGCGACTGATGATCTGACGCTTCTCGGCCACGGTCAACCTCGTGTAATGGAGAGCGGGGCAGGGCTCGTTTGTCTGGCGCGGGCGCGCACACAACTGCAGCCCGTGCCCGTACGCTCTCGCGCTTTACTTCTTCCTGTTCGGTAGACCCTTCGGCATCTTCTTGCCTGACGGCACGAAGTCTTCACCGACTGACGCGGGGATACCGAGTGTTGAGTGACCATGCTTCGCCGCCTGCATCGCCTTGAACTGTGCCTTCGATGTGACGGGGTTGAAGATTGCGGGTGAGCGACGCGCGTGGTCCACGTTCACGCCACGCATGCCCTCGACGAACGAGCGGAGCTCGTCGGCTTCGGGCATCTCGCTCGAGATGTGCAGGTGCTCGACGCCAGCGTCGTTCGCGATCGCGCTCGACTGCCGCGCGCTACGAGGCTGGGTGTCAGAGATTGCCGGCTTCGTCACGGCGTCGCGTCCACGGGCCATGTTAGTTCCGGCCGCGGCCGCGGGTGACGTGCTTCAGGCTGATGGGAAACGTCTTCGCCAGGTCCGTGCCGCCATGCTGTGCGGCCTTCTCTGGCCCACCACGCGAGCTGATCGTCCCACCCTTGAGGTTGGGCTTGGAGACATGCTGCGCGAGGTCGTGACCGCTACCCTTGTTGAACGGGTTCGCCTTGGGCGACGCACCGAACGACCGAGGAATGTTGTAGCGTTTGGCGTCGGCCGGCGAATGGAGGTGTCCGGTCTCTGCCTTCTGGGGAATGCTGTCCTTCTTAGCCATCGGATGGTTCTCCGGGAACTGGTTCGACTGATTGTACGTCCGCATCCTGGACGCTAGGCCCACCCAACGATTTGCGAATCTGTTCTTTGCGGCGCGGTGACATGAACGCGAACAAGGTCATCATAACTCCTCGCGCTCTTGCTCCCGACACATGCCAGTATGGGCATGGTTTGCCGAGAGGCGTCTTTTTCCGCGCCGATTCACTTCGTCTCCTCGACGACTGCGTCGATAGGAGCGGATTTCAGAAGAGCTCTCGCCGGTGCCTGCAATAGAGCACTGATGTGCAGCTCGCCGATCGACAGCGGCTGCGCCGCCTTCTCCTTCGGCTCGCCGTACTTTTCGCGATCGTAGATTGTTGCCAGCCAACGCATGTAGCCGGCGACCTGCGTCGCCTTGTTGATCGCGTCGCGGTTGAGCTCCGCGTTCTCGAGCCGCTCGAGCCCACGTTCGGCGAGCGTCTCCGCGTACACCTTGTTGGCGATCGCCAATGCCTCCGCGAACTTCTCGGACTCCTTGGCGGCCGACTTCATCATCGTGTAGATGAACGAGTACGAGCAGCCGACGTCCTTCGCAATCGTGCCCCACGACTCGCCGCCGGCGCGACGCTCGAGGAGGGCGGTCCAGCCGCCAAGCTCGTTCTTGATGCGTGCGAGCCACGCCCTACGCTTCGGTGTCGATGCCACTGGCCCCCACGGCGTCCTTGGTGACGTACCTGTCCCTACCAGAAATATAGCACCACTGTCAAGACACCCCCGCGACACCCTCCTCGAGGAGGGGCAGGTTTAGGTGGTCCCGGACAGTGGTCCCCGCGGCCCCCTGTCTTGTAGACAGGGGGACCGCCGCGGTGAGATCACTGCTAACTCGTTTAAAATCAACAATGTAGGTGGTCCCCGAGGTGGTCCCCAAGTGGTCCCGGGGTGGTTCCCGGGGACCGCTCGTACCCGAAGATTTCCCGAAGTCCGCCAATCCGGCCCCCTGGCGCCCCCGTACCCGGACCATGTGTGTCATAATGTGTGTCATAATGACACACTCCCTCGATGCCGGACTTTCGGGTCCTGTTCGGGTTGACTTCCTCGAGCCCACCCCTATATTCCCACCATGGACACCTACACTTGGACGAAGCGGCAGAAGAGGGACGCGCGGCGGGCTATCCGTCGCAGTCTACGAGAGGACCCGTCGATGGACAACCTCACGGACGTGGTGATGGAAGCCGCCCACATCCACGACTACTTGGAAGCACGCGCACTCATTCAGGAGCTCACATGACACCGCTCGACTTAGGCGTTTTGTGCTTCATCGCCACGATGTTGGCGAGTCTGTTGTTTATTGCGTACACTTGGGGAGACGACGAATGACCGCGAACACCAAGAAGCAGCGCCGGCCCGTGGACGTCCGCATCGAGTACCACGGCAGCCTCTACCTGCTGCGGGCGCAGTCACGCGCGGCGGAGGAGTGGTTCCGCGCCAACGTCGACGAGGGCCAGTTCTTCGGTGGTGCCCACGTTGTCGAGCCCCGCTACGTCTCCGACATTTTGCTCGGCCTCCGCGCCGAGGGATTGGTGGCACAGTGACCATCGTCTCTCTCGCCGACCGCGCCGGCTGGACGATGCGACGCGTCTACTCAACCTTCACGTCGCGCGAGGTCTTCACCTCGCCAGACGGCGTCGAGTGGGTTCGCGTCTCGACGGACAGCTTCAACCTCGATCGTGGCGACATCCAGGTCGCGATGAAGACGCCTGGCCTGCGCCCGCTCACCCTCCGTCGGCGCGATGCGCTGGCGGGCAACCTGAAGAAGGAGGGCGTATGAAAAAGTGCGACTGCTGCGACCACCCGCTCGAGCACGCGATCTCGCGGGCGATGGACCAGGTCGACAACGGCATCCCCACGCGACAGGCGTGGTCTGAACTTCGCGAGACGTTCGAGGAGTGGCGGGAAGAAACCGCCTTCAAGCCGGGGCGCTGTCTGATCGGCGGCTCGTTCTCGGACGAGACGGGCTGGTGGGTCGTCGATGAGGTCTACGACGACGGGTCGGTAACCCTGCTGGACAAGAATGCGGAGGCGCGCTGGACGACGGTCGACCACCTGCCCCCGCTCGAGTACTTGGAGGAGCACTGCAACCACCCCGGCGGCTGCTACAAGCCGCCATTCCCCTTCTGAGGGAGGTGCCCAATGAGTGCACTTCTGACCTGCCCCTGCGGCGTCGAGACGCGAACACTCAAGCAGCTGCTCGCCCACCAGGAGGCCGCCCACGGGGTCGGGGAGCGGTCATACGCGACCCGAGTGCGGGACGACGTGTCCTGGCGCGACGAGGACGCCTTCAAGCGGGCAGACCTGTAGTGTCATTTTGACACATTGACACTCGTGTTAACCTTACTACGGAGGGGTACATGAACCCAATCGTGCAGTTGCGGAAGGTGTTGGCTGTGAAGGCGGAGGCGGCGCAGATAGCGCAGCGTGACCCCTACGCCGACCTGGCCGAGGTGGTCGCGGTAGAGCGGGCGCGGGGGACACACTTTCTGCGCGATGGGGCGCACCATGTCGGCCCCGGGCCGGTATCGTCGGCGAGCGAGGAGGGGCTGACCCCCGACAGGATTGGCGAGGGGTCCAAGTGATCGACCCCAAGGTTGAGCACCTACGCTACGCCCATGCGTACTACGCGGCCGGGGTGGGCAGGTCTGACCCCGCGGCGGCCCTTAGGATGTTGCACCTCGTCTGCGACCAACTCTGGCCGCCGGCCACCATCATCACGCGCTACGGCGCAAGAAAGGCGAACCCATGACAACGATTCAGCTGACCGACGCCCAGGGCCTGGCCCTCGGTGACCTGCTCGCCCTCGCGGTGGGCGCGGTCTACAACGACTCCTACACGGACGTCGCGAAGGACAAGTACCTGGAGTCGCCCCTCCGCGTGCGGAACGCGCTCTTCGCGCAGCTCGATCAGTTGCTCGACATCCCCGGGGCCGGTCGCAAGGGGGCTCGATGAAGGCGCGCTACATCCGCGTACAGCGTTTTGGTGGCGCGGTCAGCGGGTTTCTGTACGTGACGGGTGCTCGAGGCGAGTACCTGAAGGAAGTCAATTACTACGTCGGCGACGTGAAGGCGGGCTACTACCGCATCTCGCGGGCGCCGAAGACGGGGCGCTTCGGTTTCGTGCAGGGGCTCGATCCGTACGGTGACATGCGCTATCAACTTCGTGACCACAAGACGGGGGAGAATGTGTACCGTCCCGCCGGCGGCAGCTGGTGTGCTAACGAGGTGGTCCTGTATAGGCTCGCGAAGACCCGCTTCAACATCGTGCGAGTCTCGAAGAAGGTAGCGACGGCGTGATCGCGCCGCGCTCGACGGACCGCGGAGGCCAGCCGTACATGGTCATGGTCAACCGTGACAACGGGGCGGCGATGCTGATTTCGCCGACGCGGCAGATGCGGAAGGCGCTGCACGTTTCTGGGCGCCAGTTTCGCAAAATCTACAAGCTCGCAAACCGGACCGAGGCGGCTCGTCGTCGCGCCCTGGCCCCCAAACCACCGGAGGCATGATGTCGTCACCCGTGAATCCGATACTCGTGATTCGAAACAACCTACCCGAGTACCGCGAGGAGGTGCTGGCGAGCATCGTCGATTTGACAGACCGCCTGGCGGTTCTGAAGACCGAGCTCGAGACGCTCGACGCCCTCGCGAGCACCCTTGAGCAGCAAGATCGCCGGCAGGCGGCGACGCCAACGTGCTATGTGACGGGAAGCGGTAAGGTGTCGTACGACCCGGGGACACAATCGTGGGGGCCAGAAAATGCGTAATAAAAACCACCAGTGGAACGGCGACGGCTCTTCCTGGCCGAGCGCCCACGCGGCGCTCTTCATGGACCTGCGGGACGAGCTCCAGACGCTCGTGCGCTTTTTCACCGGTCTTCCGTGTGCCGTACGGCTCCTGGAATCGATCGAGCGGCAGTTGCGGATGACGCGACGCTGCCCGAAGCACCCACGCTACACGGCGACGCGGCGACCGAGGGTCGCCTGCGCCGGCTGTCACCGGTACTACAAGGCGGTGTGGAAATGATCTATGTCCTGAAGACTCGCTCTGTGACCGGCCACCTCGTGCCGCTGAACGGGGAGCATATCGAGTACGACAAGTACGAGCGTGCGTACAACGACGCGGTCATCTGGGCGACCGTTCACGACGAGCCCGTCTCCCTCGTCGACTTTCTCTTCGGTGACGTCGTCGAGGTGGTTACTGGAAAGGTGGTGTTGTGATTTGCCAGGTATTCTGGGAGGTTTGCGGCGCAAATGAAGAGCTGATTCCGTACCGAATCACTGTTCCGGCAACATTCCCGGAAGAGATCGTGATACCGCCGGAGACGAAGACACTCGACGACATGGTGGTGGAGCGGAGGCCGTACGAGAACGGGCGGCTCGTCGAGAACGTCGAGCGGCAGCAAGTCTGCCCCTCGTACACGCGCGCGGTTTTCGATCCGAGCACCTTCCCCGGCCTCGTGGATTGGGCGGCGAAAGCGATCGACGAGACGACGGCCGACGGCAAGAAGATCGGAGCGGTTGCCGGCTGCGGGCACTCGGGTGTCCTCGTCGCCGCCGCCGTCGCCTACAAGCTGCGCCTGCCCGTCATCGCCGTCCGCAAGGTCGAGGAAGACGGCGGCATGAACCACGACGGGGGTGCCGTCAACACGATGCTCGAGGGAACGGAGTCGTACGCAATCATCGACGACCTGGTCGCCTCGGGAACGACACTCAAGCGTATCGTGCGGAAGGTGGCCGAGCTCTTCCCGCAGGTGAAGCCCGAGCTCGTGCTGCTGTACCAGGACGTCTACGGGAGCGACAAGGACGTGTACAAGGCGGTCGACTCCGAGCTCGTGACGATCGTGAGGAAGGCATGAAGTCCTTCTTCGCGGTGATGCGGCGGCCGTGGGTGTTCGAGGACAATGGGGCACTCAAGGCGTGGTACTGGCGCGCCGGGCGCCTGCGCGCCGGGACGTCGATCAACATCTGCTTCGGTGTCGGCTTCTCGATCTACCGCGACTGCGAGGGCGACTGGAACGCGGCGCTACAGCTGTTGGTAGTAGGTGTCAACACACACTTCTGGTGGCGCGCATGAGCACAACATCGTCGTTCGCCTTCACCGTCGCCGTGAAGGCTGGCCCGAACGGTATCGAGTCGGTCGAGGCCGCGGGGTCGCAGCTGTTCAGTGCGAACCCGGAGGCGCACGTCTACGAGATCGAGGTTGGTATTTTGGCACCGTTCGAGGTGACCGTCGTGGGGAAAGAGCCCAGGCTGATGTGTGTCTGGAAGAGTCCGAACGCATCCGGGGAGAACGGGAAATGAGCAAGATCGTGGAGGAATCACTCAGCGAGCTCGTCGCGGACCTTACGCTGAAAAATCGCGAGCTCAAGGCTCAACTCGATCAGACGCAAAAGTGGGGTGAGGCCGGGTGGCATCGGTGGATGCTCCTGCAGAACGCGTACCTGTCGTCTCTGAAGGTGGAGCAGGCTCGATGAACCTTAACCCGAAGCAGCGCACGATGCTGGCGAACGCGAAGACCTACATCGCGACAGTCAGCCGGCAAGCGGAGCTCGCGAAGGATATGGTGCTTGCGCATGCGTTAGCCGACGTCGTCGCCGAGCTCCACCGCGTGATGTCGATCGACCAGCGGCTCGGTAGTCAGCCAGTTCGCGTCCTAGCCTTCAAGGGGAAGCCATGACCGACTTCATCGAGATGCCGAAGATCGCGCGGCTGTCGCGCGACATCATCGTGACGGAGAAGCTCGACGGCACGAATGCCTCGATCTACATCCCCGAAGACGGCAGCCCCGTCCTCTTCGGCAGTCGCACGCGCTGGATTACGCCGGCGGACGACAACTACGGGTTCGCGCGGTGGGCGACGGAGCACCTGACCGAGCTGTTGTTGCTCGGCCCCGGGCATCACTTCGGGGAGTGGTGGGGTCAGGGCATCCAGCGCAACTACGGGCTGAAGGAGAAGCGATTCTCCCTCTTCAACGTCGGCCGCTGGGGTGCCCCCGGCGTGATACTGCCTGACTGCGTGTCGCTCGTTCCGCTGTTGCTCACGCTGCCGGTGTTCGACACGAGCCGCGTCGACTTCCTGCTCGAGTCGCTGCGGGTGAACGGGTCCGTCGCCGTCCCCGGCTGGATGAAGCCCGAGGGAGTCGTCGTCTACCACAAGGCGAGCAACACCCTCTTCAAGAAGACGCTCGACAAGAACGACGGCAACAAGGGGGCGGCGTGAGCGCCAAGGGCTGCCTCGGCCACCAGGTGAATCGCCAGGTTCCCGACTTCTTCTGCTCGAAGGATGCGGGCCACCAGGGCGGCCACATCGACCCCGTGACGCGGAAAGTCTGGGGGACGCCGAGGTTCCCGTACGGCTGTCGGAGTTCGAAGACATCACGGAAGCGGCACACGAAGTGAACTTGGCGGGGGGTGGCGCACACACGGCTCGACGCTCGACCGGCCTAGTGCCAGAGCACGCCGTACCTTTTCAGGAGTGCGGGACGCCCCCTTCCACCAACATCAAGGAGGAAGTATGAAAATCCTGAAGAAGAAGCCGCAGCCGAAGACGGTGACGTTCGAGACGGCGATGACGTGGCTCCGCCGCGGGAAGCCGATTCGCCGGCGCGCGTGGCACGTCGAGTCGCGCATCTTCCGGCTCGGCCCGGACGTCTTCGTCAAGCTGCCCGACAGCTACAAGCGCTCCCCTGATACCTGGAAACCATACGGCCAGGACATTCTCGCGACGGACTGGATGGTGGCGCCATGAAGAAGACGAGCCTAGAAATCGTGATGGCGGCGTGGGCGGGCGTGATTATCTTCGGGACAATCTTCGCCTTCGGGCGCTGGCTCACGACGTTGCAGCCGAAGCCGGCGCTCGTCAATCAGGCGTGGGGCTGGGTTCAGGGCTGCACGTCGGTCGTCGCCGAGCGCGGCAAGAACCCGAACGGCGCCCTCGGGAACGTCGTCTGGCGAACCTTCCCAGACGGCACGATCGCGGAGTACGAAGACTCAGTGCCGCATCCCGAGACCGTCATCGGGCTGACGGTGCGCACGCCCGGGTGGTCGGTCGATACGATCTTCATCGACGCGACGCACCAGGACACGGTCTGGGTGCTGGCGCACGAGCTCCTGCACCACTACCTGGCCGACGAGGACGTGTGGGGGTCGGCGCATCCCTTCGTCCCCTTCGCCTTCCCGTGCCAACTAATGGAGTGGCAGCGCAACGGTATCGGGATTATGGGGCAGAAGCACGAGCGGGCGCGGCGGACGCCATGAACCTGGCGGGCAGCATCCTCCGTCAGCGGCTGGTCTGGCAGGCGCGCATCTGGCGCATGTACGGGCTGACGCCGGAAGACGTCGCGTACATGTGGGAGAAGCAGGCTGGGCGATGCCCCCTCTGCTTCGTTCCACTCGAGACGAAGGTGTGGGTCATAGAGCACGAGCACGTCAAGGGTTTCAAGAAGATGCCGCCGGAGCAGAAGGCGCAGTACTTCCGCGGGCTCCTCGACGGATGGTGCAACCACCGCGTGCTCTCGATAATTGAACGTGCTGGCGCGATGCGGGTCTGGAACGCTCTAACGTACCTCGGATGGGATGGGATGCTCTAGTGTTTGCGGTCGAGAAGTGGCGGGACGACGCGTGGCACCGCGGCCCAGACATCTTCTGGATGCCGGGGCCGGCGGTGACGGCGGCGCGGCGTCAGGTGCAGAAAGAGAAGGGGACGGCGCGGGTGGTTGTGTATCCAGCCGACGCCCTCCAAGTAATCGAGACCTTTCACTACGTGCCGCCGGCGCCGAGAGACGTCACGGCCTTGACGAAGGAGATATTCGGATGATCGTGACCATCGTACTGCCGAACGGCACGGACGAGCTCCACAACATCGTGAGCTTCGACCCGCAGCCGGGGGCGCTGAGACTCAAGCAGGCGCTCAAGGAGGAGACCGCGCCGAGCGGCCTGGTGGTACGACTCGGCGGGCGCTCGAAGTTCATCCTGTACCCATGGCACCGTATCCTGAAGGTGGAGGTGGAGGAATGAGCAACTACGACGATGATGTGTGGACGATCGAGGAACAGCGCGCGATTCTTACGAAGCGTCAGATGCGCCAGATACGACGCGCAAGGCTGCACAAGGTCTTCTCGTACTTCAAGTCGGTCACACGCCTCGCCGGCTATGTGCTGCTCTTCTTCGGCGTCGCGCCGGTCGTGGCCGTCCTGCTGATCTTGTCCGAGGCCCTCGGGGTCGCGGAGGAGGTGTGGGGCGCATGAGAACGACGAAGCTGACGTCGCGCGAGGTAATGGGCGTGCTCGCGGCCGGCATCACGCCTGGCGCGAAGCTCGTCAAGGAGTACATCACGCGCCTCCACGCGGCCCTGGACGACGCCGACGGGGAAGACATGCTGGGCACAGAAGGCTGGCGAAAATATCTGCTGAAGGAGGATGTATGAGCACGCACGCACGCTTCGCGCCGTCCGCGGCGCACCGCTGGATGCACTGCCCGGGGTCGGTGGCACTCGCCGAGTCCCTGCCGGAGCAGGAACGTCAGGAGGGCGGCGATTCCGAGTATGCACGCGAGGGGACGCGCGCCCACGAGATGGCGGCGCAGGCGCTCGCCTTCGCGCTCGACGGGGTCGACTACCAGTTCGCCTCCGATGTCCCCGAGGAGATGCAGGAAGCAATCATGCTCTATGTCTCGACGGTGATGAAGTCGGTGAAGCCCGGTGACGAAGTCGTCATCGAGAAAACGCTCCGCATCGACGGGCAGCCCGATCTGTGGGGTACGCCCGACGCGACCGTCGTGCACGTCGCCGACGCCACGTTCGAACACTTCGACCTGAAGTACGGGGTCGGCGTCGTGGTAGAAGCCAAGGACAACGAGCAGGGGGGCATCTACCTCGGCCTCTTCGCGCAGTACACGCACCTGCGGCCCCTGCGGTTCACGATCGTACAGCCGCGAGCCGGTCACAAGGACGGCCCCGTTCGGTCTTGGGAGCCGCACCCGGGCGAGATTCGTCGCCTGATGCAGAAGGCGGAGGCCGCGATCAACGTGGGCCAGCGCGCGAACCCGCCGTTGAATGCCGGCGAGTGGTGCCAGTTCTGCCCCGCGAAGGGACACTGCCCCGAGCTCTCGAAGCACGCGCAGCTCGTTGCGGCGACTGACTTCGCGGTGGTCGTCGAGCAATCCGTCCCGCAAGTCGTGGCGGCGTTGTCGATCGGGCAGGTAACGGCGGCCCTGGCAAAAGCCAAGGTCATCGAAATCTACCTGAAGGCGATGCGCTCGCGCGTCGAGAAGGACCTGCTCGACGGCCGCCCCGTTCCCGGTTACAAGCTGGTGGCGAAGCGTCCGCGTCGCGTGTGGACGGACACGGCCGAACTCGAGACCTGGGCGCAGCAGGCCGGCCTCGATTGGGCCGACTACTACGAGCCCGCGACACTGAAGTCGCCGGCGCAGATCGAGGAAGTCATCGGCAAGAAGAATCTACCGGAGGCGTTGTATGCCTCCCTGAGCAGCGGCGCGACGATCGCGCCGGAAGACGACCCGCGGCCCGCTCTCGCGAGCGCGGCCTCGGCCGACTTCGCCGCCCTCCCGCCGGCCTCCGCGGGCGAGACAGACAACCAGGAGAATACCTAGATGGGCAAGTTCCCGTGGAAGCGGGACGAGGCGAAGGTCTGGACGACCGACATGACGCTCTCGTTCCCAAACCTGCTGAAGCCGGTCGTACCGGATAACGGTGGGACGCCGAAGTACTCGGCCTCCCTCGTCGCCGACGCGAACGAGTCGAAGCAGACGCTGCAGGAAGCGATCGTACAGGTCGCCGTCGAGGAGTGGGGCGACAAGGCGATCACGATGCTGAAGGCGGGCGAGATCGTCAACCCGATTCGCGGCGACGCAAAGGACGTCGAGAAGAAGGGCTACCCGGTCGGCGCGTGGTTCCTGAACGTGCGGTCGGAGCGGAAGCCTGGCGTCGTGCACCCGTTCGATCTGGACGGGGACGGCAAACCCGACCCGATGACGGACGAGGAGATCGAGAAGAAGCTGTATCCCGGGGCGCGCGTGAAGGCCACGATCGTGGCGTTCACCTACGTCTACATGGGCAAGAAGGGCGTCAGCTTCGGCCTCAACAACCTGCAGTGGGTTGGTGACGGACCGCGGCTCGACGGCGGCAAGAAGGCGACGGACGACTTCGACATCGACCCGGCAGCGGTGCCGGCCGAGGTTGGGTTCGGCAAGTAATCTGGCGGTGCGGTGTCCCGGGGCGCGATCGCGCTCGCAGGGACCCGATACGTACTCCACGGGACCGGCAAGTAGGACACCGCCATTCGCCAGGCGGAGAGTCGATAGCGGGCCGTGGCTCGGGCGTATCAGAGGGGAGTAGGGTTGGCTACCCGTGTGGGGTTCGAGTCCCCACCCGCACTCTTTCACTTAAGGAGGAAGCAATGACGCAGGCGTACATCGTGAAGGTCGAGCTGCCGTACGGGCTCGAGGTGACCGACAAAGGAAAAGTGTCGGAGCTCATCCCGCTAAAGGTCGCCGTGCTCGCCAGAAGCCGCACGGAGGCGTTCGCGATGGCGGCGGATGCGCTCGCGTTTATCACGGAGTCGAACGGCGTAGAGCTCCGCGGTCTCACGATCGAGAGCATTTACCCGATCGTGGGTGGAGTGACTCCACCGCAGGTCGAGTTGTGAGGCTCTTCCTCGACTTCGAGACGCGGTCGACGGTGGAGCTCCGCCGCTCGGGCGTCTACAAGTACGCCGCTCACCCCGACACCGACGTCTGGGTCGCCGCGTGGGCCTTTGACCAGGAAGAGCCCGCGATCTGGTGGCCCGAAGATGAGGTGCCGGTGCGCATCCGCGACCACATCGCAGCCGGGGGCGACCTGATCGCCCACAACGCGGCCTTCGAGCGTATCATGCACCGCGAGGTGCTCGTCTCGCGCTACGGCTGGCCCGCTGCGACGCTCGAGCAGTGGCACTGCACGGCTGCCGAAGCCGCCGCCCTAGCCCTGCCCCGCCGGCTGGAGCAGGTTTGCGACGTCTTAAGACTACCGGTGCGGAAGGACATGGAGGGGCACCGGCTCATGTTGCAGATGTGCCGCCCGCGGCGCTTCGAGGACGATGGGCGGCCGATCTGGTGGGACGACGCGGAGAAGTTGAAGCGGCTCGGCGCGTACTGCGCGACCGACGTGAAGGCGGAGCAGCTGCTCTTCAAGGCGCTTAGGCGGTTGTCTGCCGACGAGCGCCAGGTGTATCTCCACAACGAGCGGGTGAACGACCGCGGAGTCGCACTCGACCTGGGACTGGCCGGCGCCGCGCAGCAGATCGCGAAGAAAGAGATCGCGCGCCAGAACCTGCTCATGCGGCAGGCGACGGGCGGGAAGGTCGACAAGGTCACGAAGATTGCGAAGCTGAAGGAGTGGGTCGCGTCGCAGGGACTCGAGACCGACACGCTCCGTGCGAAGGTGCTCGACGGGCTGATCGTCGAGGCGAAGGAGCTCTCCCCCGAGCTGGCGGAGGCACTGACGGCGCGGAAGGAAGCGGCGAAGTCGTCGGTCTCCAAGCTGCAGGCGATGTTCGACGTCGCCGACGCCGACGGGCGGGCCCGCGGCCTCCTGATGTACCACGGCGCCTCGACCGGACGCGACACGGGGAAGTTCATCCAGCCCCAGAACATGCCGCGCGGGCTCGAGGTGAAGAAGCACGAGGAGGAGTGGATCGCGCGAGTCCTCGACGGCACGCTGCCGGAGAAGGCGGCGGAGGCGAACCTCACCGTCCTGACGGTGCTGTCGGGACTCCTGCGGTCGATGATCGTGCCGGCGCGTGGCAACCTCTTCTTTTGCGGCGACTACGCCCAGATCGAGGCGCGCGTCGTTGCCTGGCTTGCCGACTGCACGTTGATGTTGCAGCAGTTTGCCGAGAAGCGTCCGATCTACATCGAAATGGCGGAGAAGATTTTCGGCACTAAGGTCACGAAGGAGATGCCTGAGTACACGGTCGGGAAGTCAGCCGTCCTCGGCTGCGGCTTCGGCCTCGGTGAGAACAAGTTCGTGACGCAATTCGACGCGTCGCCCTATGTGGCGCACCTCGCCGTGACGACGTACCGGGAGACCTACCCGGAGATCGTCGACTTCTGGGCGAACCTGAACCGGGCGGCGCTGAACGCCGTCGGCGCCGAGAAGACGACGTACCAGGTCGGCCGGCTGCTCTTCCGGCGCGAGGGTGCCTTCCTCTGGATTCGGTTGCCGTCGGGTCGGCTCCTAGCGTACCACATGCCGTCGATCATCCAGCGGCCGATGCCGTGGGATGCGAGCGACGTGCGGCCGGCGGTCGAGTACTCCGGCTTCAACAGCTACACGCACCAGTGGGAGCGGCTGTCGATGTATGGCGGCTTCATCGCCGAGAACGTCACGCAGGCGATCGCCCGAGACCTGATGATGGCAGGTGCCTTACGGACGGAGGCGGCAGGCTTCGCGACCGTCCTGAAGGTGCACGACGAAGTCCTAGCGGAGGCGCCCGCGGACGTGCTGCAAGTCGGCGGCCTTCACATGTTCAACGAGCTCTTGGAGACGCCGCCCGAATGGGCCGACGGCCTCCCGATCGAGGCCGAGTCCTGGGCCGGCACGAGGTACAAGAAATGAGCCTAGAGATCATGCAGTGGCGAGCGATCTTCGCGCGCTGGCTTCGAGAACGGCCGGCGCTCGACCGCATCGACTACGCAGACGTGTTTCGAATTCCTGGGCAGCAGCGTGGGTACGTCATGGACGGCTTGGTGGTCACTTTACGGAGGGGCGAATGAAAACATACGTCTTTGAGCGACAGACCATCGAAGAGGTAGACGCGTACTCGGAGGAGGAAGCGCGGGTGCGGCTGGCGGAGCTCGGCTACCTCGAGGACGAATTCGAGCTGATCGACGTGTGGGGGTCCGATGCTGACAACCGCTGAAGGGGGGCTGGTCCGAGCAAGCGGTCTCGGGTGGGACGGCAAGCCGATGCGCGAGGTGGCGCTCTGCCTCGTCGAGCATGGCTGGCCCGTCTTCCCCTGCGGCCTCGACAAAGCACCGCTCGTCCCGACCGGCTTCAAGGCGCGGACGAAGAACGTGCAGCAGATCGAGCAGTGGTGGGCCCTGCATCCTGAGGCCCTGCCGGCGATCTGCCCCGGCGACAACGAGCTCGCGGCGCTCGACATCGACTCCTCCGGCGCCTGGCTCAAGGCGGAGGCGGCGCACGTCTCCTGCTTGACGGGCCTGATCGTCGAGTCGGGTGGAACATCGCAGCCGTTCGGCATCGTGAGTGGAGTCGTGACGCCGCGGCACGTCTACGTGCGCACCGGCGCGGCTCCGAAGCTGCCGGGCGTGGTCGTCCGCTACCTAGCCGGGTACGTCATCGCGCCTGGCGCCCGCCGCGGCAGTCGCGTCTACCGCGTCACGGACTCGCATGAGCCGCCGCTCTGGGAGCGGGAGATCGAGACGCAGAAGACCCTGCCCGACGTCGAGCCGACGGTCATCGGGGTCGATCTGTCGCGGCTCGGGCGCGTCGAGCAGCTCGTCCGGGCAATCCCGAACCCGCTCGAAAACGACCGCGCGAAGTACATCGCCATGGCGCACATCATCCAGGGCGCCGTCGGCCCCGCCGGCCGCGACATCTTCCTCGAGTGGGCCGGCCGCTGGCCGGGGAAGGTGAACCGGGCCGAGGACGAGCGGGTCTGGGACAGTCTGCCAGCTTCGCATCTTGGCTTCGAGGACCTCTGGGTGCTCGCGTCGAAATACATCGACACCTCGGCGGAGCAGCAGCGGGCCGCAATGGGGGACTTCGACATCCTGGGCCCTAAGGCGCCAGACCCCGAACCCGGCATCAAGTCGAGGGTCTGGCACTGGCTCGAGGAGTTGCAGCAGATGCCGGAGCTCCTCGCGGAGCCGACGCCGGTCGTTCCGTTCATCGCGTGGCCGGGTCGCAAAACCCTCTTCGCCGGCCGAGAGAAGTCTGGCAAGTCGACACTCGTCTGCGCCGGGGTCGCGCGGGCGACGCAGGGCGTCGACTTCCTTGGACAGCCTACGACCCCGCAGCGGGTGTTGTGGGTCACGGAGGAGTCGCGCGCCGACATCACGCGGCGGGCGACGGAGATGGGGGCGAAGCCGCGCGGCATCGCTATCGTCTCGATCGGGCAAGACCCGTGGGGCGACCTGGCGACCGCCTTCAAGGAGACGGCGCCGCACGTCGTCGTGATCGACTCCCTGTCGTGGTTTGCAAGTCTCGGGGAGGAGCAGGAGAACAGCGTGGGGGCGTGGTTGCCCATCTTCAAGAAGTTCAGCAAACTGACGGACGCCGGCGTCGCCCTCGTCCTGCTGCACCATTCGGTCAAGTACTCGGAGACGGGCGAGTACCGGGGCTCGACCGCGATCGGGGCGAACGTCGACGTCATCCTGCGGACGAAGAAGTTCGCCGACGGGAGCCGGCACCGGAGCTTCCGCGCCGACAGCCGGATGAACATCGCGCGGGAGTTCGACGTGACACTTCTCGACCTGAAGACGGGAGAGTTCAAGCTGACGCAGGGGGTCGAGGAGATCATGGAGGAGAAGCTCGAGGACCAGATCGTGCTCTACCTCGCGCAGCATCCCGGGGTGTCGCTCAACACCCTCAAAGAGGCCGTTGGGAAGCGGAAGGAGGCCGTGCGGGAGGCACTCGGGCGGCTCGGCACGCAGGTCGTCTTCGACAAGGGGTGGAGTCTGCAGCCTGACTTCGCACCTGTGGAGGTATCGTGAGGACACTACGGAGCGAGTACAACCGCGGCTTCGCGGCGGGACTCCGGCAGGCGATCATCGTCGCCCTCGGCGGGAAGTGTTCCCACGCGCGGTGCACGGTGACCAACCCGGTCATGCTGCACATCGACCACATCCACGGCGGAGGGACGCGACACCGGCGACTTGTCGGGTCGGGCGGCGTCTACTACAAGGAAATCCTGAAACGCGTTAGACAGGGCTGGTACCGGCTCTTATGTGCTAACCACGATCGGGTCACGCAATACTACAAGCGAACACACGGAGGTGCAGCATGATGGGGTTGAGTGGGACACTCGTAACACTCGAGAGTGGCATGTTGCCGCTCGAGGACATCGCGGTCGGACTCTCGCGGGCTCCACGCTTCGTGGGGCAGACGGTTCTGCCGTGGTTCGTAATCGACCACATCCTGGCGGGAATGGTTTACGCGGAGCGGGCGGGATGGTCGAAGGCAATCCAGCTGCACTTCGGGCTCCATGATGCCCACGAGGCGATGACGGCGGACGTCCCGACGACGTTCAAGACGGGCGACTTGCGTGCGATTCAGCGGAAGTTGGACGCGCGACTCTACGTCGCCCTGGGGTTGTACTCCCCCACATGGGCGGAGAAGGACGTCGTGAAGGAGCTCGACGAGGACATGCTGCTGGCGGAGGCGTACACGCTCTGCCCGCCGGCGACGTACGAGCGCATCGTGGTGGAGCGAGGACACCGGAAGGCGGACCACGACCACATCGTCGCCGTCGGGGAGGTGCTGTCGTGGAGTCAGATGGGACAGATGGCGGCGGAGGAGTGGCTCGCGCGCATTCGACAACTGATCGAGGAGGTACAGCAATGAGCGAAGGAACGGCGGGGCAACAGAACGCCACAATCTTCGACGTGAGTCCTACGGACACTCGTCAGTCGATGCCGACGGGGTCGGAGGCGCGGAAGGGCGTGCCGCTCTGTACCGGCGTGCTCGACTACTTCCCGGCGGCGCTGGCGGCAGTTGCGAAGCTATCGAAGTTCGGGAACGACAAGCACAACCCCGGGGAGCCGCTGCATTGGGCGCGCGGCAAGTCGATGGACCACGCGGACTGCATCGCGCGGCACCTCGTCGACCGCGGCGTCATCGACCCGGACACGCAGATGTCACACACCGTCGAGGTCGCCTGGCGGGCGCTGGCGCTGTTGCAGGAAGAGCTCGAGGCAGCCGGCGCGCCGAGAGCGCGGGGAGCGTTTGAGCCCAAGCCGCCGCTGGGCCGGGGTTCGGACCACAACGCGTGGTGTGACGGGAAGGCGTCGCCCGGGCTCTTCTGCTGCGATCGAGCTGCTTCCCGGGCCGCGAAAGCATTCGAGAACGGCCTATGAGCTTGCCTCTGATTCGAGCGCGTGACATGGTGCCGGATGACGTACCCCTGCCGGAGCTCATGGGACCGCGGGAGGCGGGGGAGCATCGACATGTCTTCGACCGGCTGCGGCCGACCGGTGGCCGAGACTACTGGTGTTGGTGTGCCGACTGTGGTGCGGAGTGGCCGGAGGGTGGGGGCGAGGAGTACTCGCCTACCTGTTCGAAGCGAAGCTAGAAGGGGAGGTTTCCCTGGCCGGTAGATTCACTCGGAGGAAGGTGCTCCCCCATGTGGGCGCCTTCCTCTGCGAGTTTACGGAATCCGGGGAACTTCTCGAGCAGGTCGTCGTACTTGCCGGAGGCGAGGTGGTAGCGGAGCCAGTTCTCGAGCGTGGCACCAGACTGCCCGTACCCTGGGGCGTACTTCGTCTTCCCGCCCCACACCGCGGCCTGGAACTCGCGCGGTGTCATCCCGGCGGCCTGGGCGTCGTGGCGGATGCGGCCCTCGACGATTCCATGCTCGGTCTCGTTGAGGGTCTTCTTGCCGGTGTAGTACTCGGCGATGTGGCGGTCGATCGCGATCGCCTCGGGCTGGCCCTGGCGCGCCATGACGTACCCGGAGACCTTCGGACCCTTCGTCACGTCGGTCCACGGGTTGTCGACGGCGATCCCCTCGAGCATCTTCTTCTGCGTATTCGTGTAGCCGGGGATGCGGCTGAAGTCCGCCATTGGACCAGTGTGCGCCCATGACCCGAAGGCGTCGAGGGCGCGACCGACTTCCGCCTGGGGACTCTTCTGGATCGACGAGATGGCGCCGATGCGGTGGAAGACGTCTCGCTCCCGCTGCGACAGCCCCGCATCTTGGAGCACCTTGTCGGTGCCGTTGTACCAGTGCTGGATACCCTGACCCTCGGGTGACCTGGCGGTAGCGATCGCCTGCTCGGTCGACGGCATCCCCTCGATCATCTTCCGGTACTTCTGGACGGTCCCGAACATCTTGTTCGCGACCCACGGAGAAGCTGTCATCTGCGCGCCGAGCTCCGGGTGGACCTTCGAGACGGCCGCGGCGAACGCCTGCGGCGTCTTTGCGCCCGCGCCCAGGTGGGCGACGCCCATCCCGAGGGAGGGCAGGTCTTCAGGCGGGATGGCGAACCCGCGCGTCGTCGGCTTCGTGCTGAGGGTCTTCGAAGGGTCGAGGTGGATCGTCGAGAAGCCAGAGAAGGACCGCTCGGGGGCGCCCATGTCGACATCGGTGGCAGTCCCCGCTCGGTAGGGTCGAATGTCACCCGTCTCATTGTTGATGATGTGCGACGGCTTCCCCTCGAAGGAGTTGGGGTACTCGATCGCGTCGTAGCCGTGCCCCTTCAGCGTCGTTTTGATCTCGTTGAGCCAGCCGGAGCGTGAAGCCTGGTGCGCCTTCGTCCAATCCCATGACGGGGTATGGGCGGCGGCCGCAGCTTGCATGTCGGCGTCGGCCGACTTCGCGATCTGACGGAAGGACTGCTCCGCTGGCGTTCCCTTGAAGGCCGGATGCTCGGCGAGCGTGTTTGCGACTTCGGCCGGATGCCATTGGCCCAGGTCGGTATTGATGCGTAGCGGATTCTTCGCTGTCGAGTAGAGCCGCATGTTGCGTCGCTCATCCTCAGAACCAATCCCAAGCTGCTCCTTCTGCGCGAGCAAACTCGTCGCCTGCTCTCGTGTCCCCGTATGCACGCCGAGGTCGCTCGATTGCGTCGGGACGTCGAAGCCGGCGGCGTGGGTGCCGTGGTAGACGGGCGGCGTCTTGTAGGCGTACTTCGGGTCGGAGGCGCCCAGGACTTCGGGGGCTCCGGCCGGCAGGACGGGTTCACCGGGGAGAGTCGTGCCCGAGACCCCGCGAGGCTTCGGGGCCGGTGTTCCCATCTGCTGCGGGTTGTCCCAATCGAAGTCGAGGGCGATCTTCTTTCCGCTCGGAAGGATCGTATGCGGGTCCTTCTTGGTCGCCTGGCGAATTCCCTTGAAGGGCATCGTCTGCCCCGTCTGGAGATCGTGGTAGCCTGGCGACTCGCCGCCGATCGTGATGACCGACTGCTGACCAAGACGCTCACCGAGGTGAGCCGCCTGCGCCCGCTCCATCCCAGGAATGAGGACGGACGGCTCGATCTCCCACTTTTTTGTCGTAGGATTGAACCACTTGCCTGAGGTCTCGACGTGCGGCAAACCCTCGGACTTCAGCAGGTCGAGCAGGGCGGTGTGGCTGGCCTGTTGCTCGGCCTTTGACATGCCTGTGCGAGCGGCGGAGAGAATAGCGGCCTGCGGAATCTTGAAGCCGCCGAAGTCCGCCGCACCAGAAGCGGCATGCTCGATGTCGTAGAGGATCGGGCGCGTAATCGCGTTGACTTCGGGGCCAGTCGCCTCGAGCTCGGGCGCACCGACGCCGAGCGCCATCGCGCCGGCGCCGAGGATCGGATGGCCGGCCTTGTTCAACGCCTGGACCTGCTCCGCCGTCTCGCGACCCATGCCGACGGGATCGTAGAAGGGGCGAGCGACGCCCTTGAGGGCCTGCCACCAGCTGGCGGGATTGAGGAGCTGCTTCCCGGCGGAGGCGAGGGCTTCACCGGGGCCGACAGCCGCGGGGCCGCCGACCCAGCCGGGCGGCATGGGGGCGGTGTAGGGCTGCTGGGGCACGGGGCCCATGCGAGGATTGGGCGTAGGTTGCCCCGTGGCGCGCATCATCTCGAGCGCGGCCGCAGCCGTCGGGTCGTACCCTTGAGGGAAAGGCATCGCCGGCGTCCGGGGAGGAAGCGGCGGGAAACCGTTCGACATGGAGCTCCTACTGTTGCTGCTGGGTAGTATCGGGGGCTTCGGTGAGGAGGCCGCGGACCTTCGGGATCATCATCCCGGCCGCCGACCCCGCCGACCCACGACCGAGGGGCGACTTCGCGAACGAGGGCCACAACTTCTCCGCCGCCGGAATCGCTTCGTGCGCGGGCTTGAAGAGTAGGGGGCCGATCTGCTTCGCGACGCCACGCCGCAACTGCCACGGCTCCTGGCCCGCGTGGAAGGACAGCTGACCTTTGACGGACGTCGCGCCCGGGGGCAGCAGACCCGTACCACGACCTGGGGGGAGCGAGGCGTCGCCGGGGCCGGCCAACCGGTCGAGCATCTCCTGCCGCATGTTGACGCGCTCGATGTAGGGCTGGTACTCCTTCTGGAGCTCGGCAAACCCCTTCACGTTCCGCTCGAGGATGTCGGTCAAGTCGCCGGCGGCCTTATCGAGCGTGTGACGCGTGCCCCGCATGACGGGGTCGCGGACGTTCTCGAGCTGGTCCGCGAGCGCCGCACTGCGCTGCGTGAGTAGCATGCGGAGGTCGTTGAGGGCGCGCCCGGTGATCTGATTCTCCGGGAGCATCCCGGCGTCGTGGAGCTCCTTCAGGAACGACTGCACGATCGGACGCTGAAGCACCTGGGCGACCTTGGGGTCGGTGATGGGCTTCGCAAGGATCGGGTCGTACTTCGCGCCGACGACGGACTTGGCGTCCGTCGCGGTCTTCAGTGCGGCCGTCGCGTCCGCGATCATCTGTGGCTGCATCTCGGGCGCCGTCAGCGGAACGCCGCGCGTCGCCGCCTTACTGAAGATCGGGTTGAGCTCCGCCAGTAGCGGGGGCACGCCTGGCGTGCGCGCGATCTCCCGCTTCGCCTGTTCGAGGAGGTGTTCCTCGCCGCCGGCGTACTTTATCATCTGCTCGAGCGACTCCGCACCGGGCGACATCCGACTGCCGATGCCGTGCAGGAGGCCCGCCGTCACCAGCGTCGGGACGCCGGCCGCAGCTGCGCCACCGCCAATAGACAGGGGTGTTGCACCAGGTTCGGAGGCTGCCTCGACCGCGCCCGCACCGGCCGCGCCGAGTCCGGCGAGCCAGGGGTTCCCAGAAGCCGCCGCCATCGTGTACGGCGCGACTCCGCCCGCAAAGCTCGACAGCTTGGCGGCGTTGGGGTCCTGCTGAGGCAGGCGGTTCATCGGGTCCTGCTCCGCGGGGGAGAGGAAGTGCTTCGGCCACCCGAGGAGTGCCCGGTTGCCCGCCATGCCGATCATGCCGGTCGCCTTCTCAGGCTCGGTCATCGGCTCGCCGCCCTGCTTGGCGACGTACGCGATGAGGGAGGAGAGGTGCTCCATCGTCTGAGGCTGCGTATCGGGGTGGCCCATGTTGCGGGCGACGAACGCGTCTGCATTACGACCCGCGCGACGTTCCGCTAGGCCGCCCTGGAAAATGCGCGACAGCTCCTTGTAGTCGGCGTAGGGATTTCCCGACGACTGCCAGGGCTCGGGCTGTGGGGCGAGGCTTGCCATGAAGTTGCTCATTTACTTGGGATAGCTCACTGCCTTCGACGGGTCAAAGCCCGCCTTCGGCGCCTTCGGGGCAGCACCACCGAGTTCGATGCCCTGCCACTCGTCCGAGTAGTCGGAGGTATCGACGCCCTCGGGGGCGGCGTGCTGGTAGTGGTTGAGAATGGTCGAGTTGTGCGACTTCCAGTACTCTGCCGCCGTCCGCACGGCCTTCTCGTACCGGGCGCGCGTACCGGGGCTCAGTTGTCCCGCGCCTACGAGCATCTCCGTAATCATGCCCTGGAGCGTCTTCGCCTGCGCCGGGTCCATTCCTGGAATCGCGTTTCCCTCGCCGAGCATCTGCCCGACGAGCTTTGCCCGCAGCAAATCCGTGCCCTTCTCGTGGTCGTTCGGGTCGATGTTCTGGAACGACTTGTACGCGAGGGCGCGCTGGTTGCCGGGGTTGATCTCCTCCGTGAACGCCTTCCGAATCTCGCGCTTGGCGATCTCCGTCTGGTCCGGTGTCAGCCGCGGCTTCGGCTCGAACACAGTCGTCGCGCCCGTCTTCGGGTCGAGACCCTTCGCGCCGTAGTCGCCGACCTTTCCGAGGTTCGGGTTCGCCTGGACGTCCTGCGGCGTGAGGACGCCGTCGACGTAGTGGAGGTCGCTCGTCGACTCGTTGTTCGTCTTTGCGAGGTTGGCGAAATTCATCGCCAGCGGCAGGCCGGCCGAGCCAGCCTCCGCCATCGCCCCCGCCATCTGTGAGTACCAGGCGGTGCGGGACGCAGGTGAACCCCCCTGCGGCATCGGACCGATCTTCTGCATCGCCTTCATCAGCGCCTGACGCCCCTGCATCTGGTACTGGAACTGCGTGAGCTGCATGGCCGAGTTGGCGGCCTGCGGGAGGCGCTGTTGCCACTCCTGCATCGTGCCACCGACGGCGCTTCCGATGTCTGAGAGCGGGCTCGAGGTGCCCTGCGGCTTCGGGCCGCTCCCCGCCACAAGGCGGGCGCCGAGCTCGAGCAGCTGCGACTTGCGCAGTGCCTTCAAGTTCAAGCCAGGCATGTTGCCGTAGGGACCGCTCGGGAAGAGCACCGAGAGCGGCCCGCGGTCGTTCGACACCGGCGACCCCTCGTTGAGGAGGCCGGGGGCGACACCGCCCTGTTGCTGATCTACGTCCGAAGCATCGAGGAGGTTTGGCATGTTAGAATCCGTAACCCCAATTTTGTGCGCCCCCGTACCCGCCGCCGTTATTGCCCCACCCGAATTGCGGCGTCATGTAGTTCGGGGGTGCCGGCGCCTGCTGTGCCTGGCCCATGATGTCCTGCTGGTTGACTCCTGGAGGTCCGTTGCCGCCTTCGTTGAGGAGGCCGGGGGTCATCGCGAGTGAAGCGCCACCAGTGAAGGGGGCGGCGACCATCGAGCCGATGCCAAGTGCGGTGCCGAGCCAGTTAGACTGCGTCGGCGTCCGACGTTCCTCGCCGGTCGGGCCAAGGAGACCGAGGCGCCCCTGTGCCCACGACATCGGAAGCATCCGGTTGAACATCCCCGCCTGCTGGAGGGAGCTCGCGGCTCCACCGCCGAGGTTGAGCATGGAGAGCATGCGGTTCAGGGTGTCGGCTTGGTTCCGATAGGTCATCTCCCCTTCCTGCTCGTTGACGCCCTGCTGCGACGCCGCCAGTTCCATACCGGAGCGGGCACCGATGCCGAACGGCGAGGTCGTTGCGAGTCCAGCACGAGAGGCCGCCTGCGCCCGCATCCGATCGAACATCGGCATGAGCATCGACATCCCGGGGGCGGTGAACTGCCCGAAGGCCGACGCGTCACCAGATAGGCCGCGGCCGGCAAGGCCGCCCTGCTGTACGAGCTGTGTCCAGTAGTCCTGCGCCGACGTCTCCGCGCCGGTCATCCCGGGCGCCTGAGCGCTGACGGAGCCCTGCGCCGACGAGAGCAGCTGCTGCTGCTCCGGCGTCAGGACGGGCCGTGTCGTGGTGACCTGATCGGGTCCTTGTTTCTGACCGAATGCCATTACAGTGTACCTTCCATGACTACGTGAGTGAGTCGGAGGCGGTTACCGAGGAACGTGCGTTCCCAACCCCTGCGTCCCAGCATGACGACCTTCGTACATCCCATCTGCCTGCCCCACTCGAGCACCGTGTCAAACCACGGCTCCATCTCTGACAGCGCGCCCGCGCCGTAGCACAACTGAAGCACCTTCGCGAGCCGATACTGCTGGACCTCCGCGAGGAGGATCGAGCCACCGGTCGCGAACACCTGCATGCGACCCGAGGCGACGTCGTTGTAGACGCCCGCGAAGTCGGTGATGCCGCCGGCTTCCGCGATCGCTCGCTCGAGGGGGCCGCGAACGGCCGCGAGGGCCTCTACTCCGCTACGCGGCATTCTCGACGAACTCAACCGTATACATCCGAAACTTAGCCATTGCTGATCTCCCTTAGGGTCTCGTGTACTCGTCCCAAATAACGCGAATTCGAATGAGTTTTGCAGCAGCTTGATCGAGGGTTTGGTCTGCGGAGTATTCCAACGCAGAGCCTGGCTTGACAATGAGCGGGTAGCCGGTTGGCCGAACGATTGGTTGCTCGAGGTAGCCGGCGCCGCCGGCCGTCGCCGTCTTGTCAAACCAAAAGCTGTTGGCGTCCGTAATTGCAGTAGTCGTAGTCGCCGTCCACCCACTAAGGGTTGCCTGGATGGCGGTTGCGTCGCGCTCGTCCATGCGGGCGGTAAGCCCAACCGACTGTGTTCCGGCTCCGGTTAGCGGCGCGTTGGTACGCCTCAAGCGCGCCCGGGCGGTAAGTCCTTCCTGTCCAAGAAGTATCTCGTAGATGACAAGATCGACCAACGAGCCCCCGGGGTTCAGGAGCTGAATGAAGGCAGGGTGTGTAGCATCCCCACCCGTGTTTACCATCGCGTGGATCGGACTGCGAGGAATTCGAATGTCGACGGCCATTAGAGGTCTATCTCATCCCAGATGAAGTTGGCGAACAGGTTCGTGACCGTATCACCAGGTTGTATCTCAATCGCACTGCCCGGCTTCAAGTAGATCGGGGCGCCCAGCGACGGCAGGACTCGGTGGAGCTCTCCGACGCCGGAGACGACGCCATTCTTGTCAAACCAGAAGGAGTCGGTCTCGAGCCATTGGTTTCCCGCGCCCTCGAGGGGTGCGGTCGAGCTATTCACTTGACCGTAGATCGAATCGGACACCGTGCCGTCGGCGAACTTTGCGACGTCGGCAGTCGGATTGGCGCTGACGTGCAGGGGTTCGCGTGTCTTTCGCATGCGCATCCGGGTGTTCGAGACGTCACCCCAGACCCGAATCGACTTCACCCGCAACACCTTCGGCGAGTAGCTCGGGTTGAGCAGTTGCGCGAAGTTCACGTTGCCCGTCGCGACGAAGGCGCCACCCATGATCGCGTTGATGTAGCTTCCCGGGTCGACGATCGGCGTCGCCGGCAGTGCCAGCGCGGTGCTGATCTCGTCCCAGATGATGTAGGCGCCAAACGTCGGCCCCGCACCCGTCGTACCCTCCGTCAGTTCGATCGCCTGCCCCGGCGCGAGCACGATCGGCTGGTCGCCGTTCTCGGACTGGCTGATAATCGCGGCCGGCCGATACTGCGTCGTCGACGGATTGCCGAGCGGCTGCGCGTTCCACTGCGACTGCGCCGTGTTGAAGGCGGCGAAGGCCGAGTTGGTCTTCAGTGTTGCCAAGACCGACGTCGCGTCCCGCTCGTCCATCCGCATCGTCGGCAGGGGGCTGCCAGCAGAGAAGTTGGACGGCTGCGATGTCATCCGCATCCGCTGCGTAATCTGGTTCCCCGTGATCGCGAGCCAGAGCTCGTAGATCACGACGTTTCGACCCGACGTCGGCGGGTTCAAGAGCTGCACGCACGCCGAATTGGAGACCTGTACGACGACCGCACTCGCCACGATCGGCGAGACCGGCGTCCAGGTACGAGGCGACGCGGGCGTGACGGTGATCGCCTGCCCCAACGAGCTGATCCCGAGCCCGGTCTGGGCCAGGAGGAGCTCGATCAGCCGGCGCGTATGGTCCTGGTCGCGCTTGTCGTACTGCTGCGGTGCCTGAGGCAACTTGATCGGCATCGCCTGGGGTAGACCCATGCTACCTCTTTCCGGCCGGGAGCACCCCGAGCCGCGGTACGCCGAGACGCCACAGCCCCGCGACGATCTCGTCGACTCGCACGCGAATGTTGCGCGTCGAGAAGCGCAGGTTCGTCGGGTTTCCTGCTTGAATCGGCCCGACCGACTTCTCCACCTCGTCAGGAAAGCGCGAGCGGAAGAACGTCATCGAGAGCGAGCCGAGCTGGTTGCCGTCGTTGAGCGCGCCGACGTTGAACGTCTTCTCGTCGGGGATGTACTTCTGCACCCGCATGATGTCGTAGCCGAGCGGTTGCCCGCTGATGTCCTTCAACTCCCCGGGGCCAGACTCTGCGAACGGCGTGCCCGCGCCTGTGTGATCGAAGCCGAACTCGTGCTGGTAGATATAGGTCGTCGTCGGGTTCGCCGGGTCCGTCGGGTCCGGGGAGACGTACTGTGGCTGCCCGAAGATGCCGCGGTCGATGCCGGCGGCGCGTCCGAGTCCGCCAATTGCCCAGGTCTTATCCTTGTAGTTGTAGGAGACGTAGGCGGTGTTCTCGAGTGTGGGATTTCCCAGGGCGTCCTTGTTGTCGGCCGTCGGGTAGAACCAAATGATCTCGTTGAACAAGGTGTTCGTCACCGCGTACACCTTTGCCGCCTGTGTCGCATCGAGGTTCTGGAAGACGTAGTCGAGGACGTCGCACTCGAGAGCCTGCAGCGCCCCGTCGTAGACGAAGAACTTCTTCGCGTTCGACATCCAGAAGACGATGTCGCCGATCGACACCATGCTGTTGGGGCTGATCGCGCCGCAGTTGTCGCCGAGCTGCTCGAAGGCGTAGACGGCGGTGCCGCCGACGAACGTCATCGCGTAGACGTCGACGCTGGTCCAGAGGACGGACTGGCGGCGTGTCCTGCGGCCGGCCATGAGCTCGCCCTTCGTCGTGATGTCGAACTGGCCGGAGCTGTTCGTGGTCGCGGGCGTCCAGTCTGCCGCCGCGGTGAGCGGCGACTCCTGGGTTGCCCAGCGAACACGTCGCACACTGGCGGATTCACCAGCGGCACCTGTGCCTCCGATGGCGACAAGGAACCGCTCCGGCGTCACGAGGACGCCCTTACAGTTGGTCGGCGCGCCGGGCACGGCGGTCGCGAGGTTGCCGTCGAGCTTCTGGACGAGGATGCGCCCGTCAGCCGTGAAGCAGGCGACAGGGAAGGCCCCGTAGTTGTCGATCTGCCAGGTATCCGCCGGCACGAGCGTCGAGGCGCCGAGGGAGAAGCCCCACTCGTCGGGGTCGGTGACGTCGGCCCAGAAGCCGTCGCCCCAGCCGCCCTGGTTCGTGAAGGAGCCGTCCGCGCTCCCGGCGACGAGGTCGCTCGGGGTGATGTCCGTGATCGCCTGGTTCAGGTACTCGTAGAGCTTCCCGGGGGAGGTGCCGATCGCCATCCAGGCTTGGTTGGCGTCGTCCTTCCATCCGAGCATGCCACGCGCCTTCCCGCTGATGGTCAGCGCAGCGCCGGCGGTCGATTTGTTCTTCGCCCACCCGCCAATCGGACCCATCGTGCCCTCGTACCAGCGCACGAGGTTCGCGTGGAACCAGTGCCCCTTCGCCTGGTACTTCGTCCCCTGCTTGAAGACGCCGGGGGCGAACTTGAGGGGAACGTAGGCTTCGATGTTAGGCATGACACTGTCCGTTCGCCGAAAGCTCGAAGTGATCGTAGTCGCCCCAGCCGCCACCCCAGCGGATGCCGATCTCGAGCGTGGTGGCGCGGGCCTGAACGAGGGCGGCGAGGGCCTTGAAGCCGTCGATGTCCTTCCAGTTGACCGGCCACGGCGCGATGTCGACCGCGAGCGCCAGGGGGCGTAGGCCGGGAATGATGACGTGGAGCGAGTGCGTCGGGTCCTTCAGCTGCGAGTGCCCGGTGGCGATCGCCACCTGCTCGTCCGCGAGGGATCGCGCACCGACTACCACTTGGACGTCATGCGCCGAACCGATGTCGTACACAAGGCGAACAAGATCAGCGTGAACGCTAGCCAACCGAGAGGCTCCGTAGAGTGCCATTGCTTACGGCACCAGCTTCTGGCCGAGGCGATCACTCGCGACTCCACCGAAGATGAGCGACGTTCCCGCGGTCACTGCCCCGAAGTCGACGGCGTGGCCAAGGAGCCAATGCCACACTGCGACCTCACCGACGACGAGGAGGATGCCGGCGGCGTGGAGCAGGGACGAAGGGTCCGACAGCTGTGCTTTGAACCAGGAGATCATGGAGTACCGAAAGCGCCGGGCGCGGTATACGCAAGGCAAGGGAGTGGGGTCCGTGCTCACGCCCCGCTGTCCCCGGACGCTAGTTCTGTTTCGTTTCCTTCGCGACGCACCGAATCGGTGTGTCGAGTTTTGCCTGGAGGCAGATCAGCACGCCGAGCTTGCGGTTCGTCGCGTCGATCTGGTCGTACGAGGTCTTGCTGTGGTCCTCGATCGCCTTCTGGATAGCGGCGGCCTGCGCCGGCACCTTCGACATCCCGTAGAGGGAGGCAATGAGCCCGCCGGCGACGAGCATGGCGGCGATGATGTTCTTCGAGTCGAGCACCTTGGAGGCGAGGGTAGCGAGGCTCATGTTACCGCTTCCTTGCCAGACGCACCCACGCGGAGGAGACGGAGATACCGCCAGACCGGTTGGTGCTGATGAAGACTTCGTAGTAGTCGCCGGCGATCGGGGAGTCATCGTAGGCGGAGACCTGCACCGAGTGCGGCGTGATGCTGTCGTTGCCGATCAGCAGGGTCGTACGCGCGAGCTCCGTCCCAGCGTTGCCGACGCCGTTGGCGTTTTTGCGTATGTGGACTTGCTGCAGGTCCTCGGTAAATTGGTTCGAGGCCCACTGGACCTGGGAGACGATCTCGGCCTCGGAGCCGGCCCACCCACCCGCCGGTACCGTGACGCGGGAAGGATTGCTCACCGGATCGTGCAGGTTGTTCGTATCGTACGAGTCGGCGGCCGTGAACGGGATGACCGTGTCGGTCGTCTGCGGTACCGCCAGCGCGGCGCTGCGGTTCGCCTTACAGTGGTCGGAGGTGACCGCGGCGTCGATGTGCGCACCGTACCACGTCGTCCCCCCATCCGGGGAGAAGAAGGAGAGTACGTCCACACCCGCCTGCTGCAGGACGGGGGCGGAACCGGAGAGCCAGGTCACTGACCCGGGCCATGTCTGCGCGAAGAGTCCGCCGTTCGTGATGGCGATCTTGAAGGTCGGCGTGTTCTTCGTCGCGTCGTCGAAGGCGATCGTCGAGATGTTGCCCGAGACCGTGTACTTGAAGTAGCGACCCGACCCGAGGGCGATGTGCGTCGTTGCCGAGGCGTTGTACGTTGCCGCGACTACGGACGGCAGGTCGATGACGTCGTGGTGAATGCCGAGCCAGGTAACGCCGTTGTCCTTCGTGAAGAACTCGAAGAAGTCGGAACCGCCCGGTGTGAGGACGGGTACCTGCCCCGTCAACCAGGTGACTGAGCCGGGCCAACCGATCGTACGCCGTGTCCCGTCGCCGATCACCAGGAGTGTCAGCTTCTGCCACACCTGCGTTGTGACACCCGCCGGATTCGCCGCCGCGCCCGTGATGAGGAGCGTCGTGATGCTCTGGTTCAGGGTGAAGGCGAATGCGGACCCCGTCGCGAGGGCGAGCGTGGTCGTCGCCCCGACCGTCGGCGCGATGTAGGCGCCGCGCGGGATGCCGAGCACGGAATCCCACTGGTCGAAGTCGGTGTTGGCCTTCGGGCCCCAACCCGTCGAATGGAGGGCGGGCTTCGTGAAGCCGAAGAAGGCTGTCAGTGTATCGGGCATTAGAACACCACCGGGAGGTTGAGGCGCTTATTCGGCGCACCGACTTCGGCGGCCTCGCGCTCGGAGTTGATTTCTTTCACGGTCAGCTGGTAGCGCACCTCCCACAGGGGCACGCGTTCGTCATGGAGGAGGTAAGGAGCGGACTCGGCCAGCATCGCATAGAAGTACACGTCGGGATGTCGACGCAGAAGCGCGTTCGTGTCCGACGGGTTCACGAGGGGCGACGGGTCGAAGACGTACTTGAAGTCGACGGCAAACGACTGCCCGCCGGTCGTGGTCGGCTGCGGCCACAGGTAGAGCAGGGGGCCCGAGGTGGGCTGGTCGTCGTCCATCCACAGGTCCATCTCGGCGACGATCGCGTAGTTCGTCGGGATGGCGGCGGCGTCGCGGTTGGTCATGGCGAGCCGGCGGAGCTCGTCGAAGCTGATCTGCGTCAACGGGTGCTTCCACTGGTCGGTGGAGGCCCACAGCGAGCGAATCGTCTTGACGTGTGACGGCAACTGCGTCGGGTTCGCTCCGACGTTCAGGGGAACGCCGGCATTCGACACGGTGAACACTCGCGAGAACCAGTTCTGGTTCCGGCGGATGCGCGCCTCCGCGTTCGACAACATGAGCGGGAGCGCGGAGATGAACGTGTCATCGTCGCGATCGACCCACGTCTCGACCGCTCCGAGCAGTGTCGTTCGGTTACTGATTACTGGAAGGTCCGCCAACGTCGTCTCCCTCTATCCGGCACTCGGCCAGGGTGTTTACCGTCTCGGGCTCCCCGAAGGACTCGCCGCGCTGTTGGGCTGCGCGGATCGCGTGCTCGGGGGTGAATTCGAAGCGGCCGATGTGGGCCACCTCTTTCGACAGGTCCTGATCGAGCAGCAGCTTGACGCCCGTCTGCTCCGTCATCTTGAGGAAGAAGAACATATCCTCCCCCGCATGGCCGTGACCGGACGTGGTCTCGACCCAGGTCGTCATAAAGCGCGGCTGGGTCATGTCCTCGATGACGTGGCGCTCGAGCAGCACGCAACCGAAGCCGGCGTAGGCGATCTCCTGCAGCCCCGTCGACTCAGGCATCGTCCAGAGTCGCTTGTCCCAATTCGCCGGATCGGTGTAGGCGACCGGTTTGAAGGGTGGCTTCCGCTCGGTGTACGAGGCGCAGACCGCCGGCACGTTGTGCGCGAGCAGCCGAAGCAGGGTATCGCCCGGGAAGCGCATGTCGGAGTCCAGCCACATGATGTGCGTGGCGTCCGTCATCTTGAGCACGGTCTCCGCCAGCTGCTCCCGCTGCGGGCCGATGCTTGAGCCCGTCGAGATCATCGGGTAGAGCTTCAGGCGCGGGCGCGTGTGCGCCGTCCTGACCAACAGCTTCGCGTAGTCGTACGCGAAGTACGTGTCCACCATGTCGCCGGCCGGTACGCAGACCGCGACGCGTGGTTCCCCTAGTAGTTCCATCGTCCCCACTCCTTAGATGGTGCCACGAGACTGCATGGCGTGTTCTGCGGTGAATTCGAACCGCCCCGTGTGGGCGATCTCCTTCGTCAGGTCCTGGTCGAGCATCAGCGGGATGCCGGCCTCGGCCATCCGCAGGAAGAAGTACAGGTCCTCCTGCATATAGCCCCCGTGCTCTCCGTCGACCCACGGCATCAGGAACCGCGGCTTGTGCACGGTCTCGAAGACGTGCCGCTCGAACAGCACGCATCCGAACCCGCAGGCGATGATCGGCACGAGCCCTGTTGACTCAGGCGTCGGCCAGACCCGCTTCGACCAATCCGCTGGGTCCGTATACGCGAGAGGCAGGTACGGCGCCGCCCGCGTCGTGTAGGAGGCGCAGACCGCCGGCAGCTTGTGTGCCAGCAGGCGCGGGATCGTGTCCTTCGGAACCCGCATGTCGGCGTCGATCCACATCAGGTGCGTCGCATCGGAGGCGAGCGCCGAATCGACTAAACCCTCCCGCTGCCGCGAGAGACTCGCGCCCGTCATAATCCACGGGTCGATCGAGATGCCCCGCATGACCGCCGTGACGATCATCTGCATGTAGTCGTAGGCCCAGAACAGGTCTACGGTGTCGCGAGCGGGAACCAACACCGCAACGCGTGGCTTCGTGTCCATCGTCCCCACTCCTTCGATGGTTAGAGTTTCATCCGACCGTCCGACCGAAACTTTGCGTTGTCGGAGTTGTTGAGCCAGGCACCGAGCTCGGCCTGGCGTTCGTCCTGGCTGAGGTTTCGGTTACGCCAGCTGTTCCACATCTCGCCAAGGATAGTCATCGGCATGCTGCCGACCTTCTTGATGTCGCCTTTCGGGCGACCCATCTTGGAGAGGTAGGCGTTGATCTCGACGATCGCCCGCACGTCCTGCTGCTCGCGCAGCGTGAAGGTATCGTTCGACTCGTCGTAGAGGAAGGTGGTGACCGTCCCCATCTCCGGGTCGCGCTCGAACAGAATCTCGTTCGGCATTAGTGTCCCCGGAAGACGTCGTAGGCACCCTTCACTGCGAGGACCGTCTTCACAATCTGGAAGGTGGTCCCGGAGAAGAATCCCTGCTTGTTTGCCTTCTTGAGCTTCTCGACGAGGGCGGCGTTCGAGGAACGGAGTCCGACAATCTGCTGATCCCGATCGAGTACCTGGGCCTGCAGGGTGACGACTTGGGCGTTCGCCGCGGTGATCGCGTTCTGTTGCTGTTCGATCACAACGGTAGCCTTATTTAGCGCCACCTTGTAAATAACGATCGAGTCGGATGACGATTTGGCGGACTGCAGCGAGTCGATCGCTGCGTGCATGGCGGTGTGCGCCACGCTGGCGAATGTACGTGCGGCGGCCTCGTCTGCCGCCTTCTGGGCAATGGTCGCCCGGGAGACGGAGTCGCGAGCCGCCGCGCTGACGGAGTCACGCTTCGACTGGACGGTGACTGAGTCGGCGTACTGTTGAACGAGCGCCCGCTCGACCGCCTGCTTCGTGTGATCGTGTACCCACAATGCCGCGAGGAGAACTGCCAGCGCGACGAGGAGAGGACTCGAGTACTTCTGTACCCACGTCAACATATTCCCACCCTCCTGCTGTTAGCCGTTGTGCTTCGTCTGGTTACTGAGGACGGTGACGCTGGTCGTGGTACACTCATGTGCCCACTTCAAGTCATCGCCGGTGTGAATGCCCAGGACGTACCCACACTTGTTGTTCACGCCAGGGGTAGGAATGCCGATGACGATACCGGTCTGCAGCACACCGGCGCCCGGACTACCGGCGGGCGGCGTGAACGTACAGAGGTCGCCGAGATTTCCGAGAGCCACTGTGATTCTCCTTGAAAGAAGCTGAAGCAGGGGCAGGGCTACGACCCTGCCCCTACAGAGATTACGACGGGGCGACTTCCGTCCCGGTCACTACCTTTTTGAACACCTCAGCGACAGACGCAGGCATCTGCATCGTGTTGAGGTTGCCCAGCATGTCCGCATCGAGCGAACCCGAGCCGCTCGCGAGCGTTGCTCCGCCCACGGTGACGTCGGTCGCCGAAGAGGTTGCCAGCGTGATCCGGTTACCGACCACCCCGGGAACGCCGGAGATGACGGTGACCGTAGCGCCAACGATCTTGAGGGCCCGAGTTTCCGGGTTCCGCACGGTGTTGGAGCCGAACGTCACGCCAGACTGAGCCGGCGTGTTGTTGATCGCGTCGAACAGATTCTGCGCGGTCGCGGTGGCGGTCGCCCCGATTTTGACTTCGGAGACGGTGGTGCCAACGGCCGCCCGCAGCGTGTACACCACACCAGCGATGGTGATGGTGTCGGCGGCGGTACCTGCGTTGTTCAGCAGGATGGTCGAAGATGCGAAGGCTGACAAAGCCATAGGAGTTAGTTCCTCTCGCTTACGGGGTTGTCAGATCGTAGATGCCGAAGTGCGCCTTCTCGTTGTGCACCTTCCAGCCCCACTCCGCGAGGATCATGCGCTTTTCCGCATCACCCGTCTTGGCGAGAGGTTCCGTCAGGTACGGACGGAGGAAGACCAAGGAGACGAACTCGGGGTCGATGCCGAAGGCATCGCGCCCACGCTGGAACCGGTTAGGCACGATCGCCAGGATACCGAAGTCCGTCACGTAGACGTCTGCGGCACCGATGATCGCGGTCTCTTCCACCGCGCTCTGGTAGAAGGTCTTCGTCGCGACGCCGGTGAACCCGGAAGCGACGACCTTGTTGGACGGCCCGACCATCAACATCTCGGGCTTGCCACCCTGCGTGTACGCGAGCTGCATGCCAGACTTCAGCATGGACTCGAGGAACGCGGTCTGCGAACCATCCGTACGCGTCGACGTGGGCACGTTCGTGTACACGGGAGCGTTGGGGTCCGGGGTGGTCGCGCTGTAGGCGTTACCGGCCGACAGCGAGTTGGTCTTGAGCCACGCGATCAGGGCACCGGTCTTCCGCGGCGTGGTCGTCGACCCGGCCGAAGCGGCCTGGTTGTTCAGGGTGATACCCTCGACGTCCCGCTTGAGCTCGGCGGCCTTTTTCGCCAGCTGGTAAGCCATTTCTGACTTCCGGCCGGCCTTGTCCACGGCCTCGAGCGTACCCGAGACGATGGCAGTCTTACGGCTGATCTGCGTGTAGTTGCCGACCCGAGTGGTGGGCGTCACAGCGTCGAACGGGTTGACATCGTCACCGTCCAGCTGGGCGTTGTTCAGATCGACAGATGCGAGCGAGTCGGTCTGCCACTCGAAGAACGTCTGCAGGGCCTGGCCCTTTTTGGCGTTCGACGTCAGCGGCGTGTCCTTCGGACTGATGTTGTAAATGGCGTCCGAGAGGTCTTCGCGGATACCCTTTGCGTCAAAAGTCGTGAAGGTGTTGGCGAGAATGGTCACAGCAGTGAAATCTCTTTCCCCACTCGTTAGAAGATTAGATCAGGTGCTCTAACACCTTCGCGGTGTCCTCGAGCTTCCCTGATTTCCGTTGGCGTTCGAAGGCGCGCGACTTTTCGTCTTTCGGCTTGACCGGAGCGGGTGTGGAACCTGGAGACGCAGGCTTTAACTTTGCCTTCGTCGGGGTCACCTTTGTACCTTTGGACTGCAGCTCATGCCACAGCATCGCATTGCGGAGGCCCAGCACCACCCGTGCGTCCGAGACGTTTGCAATCTCGTCGTCCGAGAGTCCGAGGACACTCTGCGCGTAACTCTTGATCTTCGCCTTGTCGGCCTTGCGGACGGTATCGTCGTGCCACTCGGGAATCGACTCGAGCAGTTTCTTGCCCTGCTCTTCGCGGTAGGTCTCGAGGTGCTTGTCGGCCGCTTCCTGCTGCTCCGTCTGAAGCTGCTTCTGGCGGGCGACGACGGCATCGTACTGGCGCTTGAACGTCGTGTACTCGGCGTGGGCGGCAGCAAACTGCTCCGGCGACATCTTCTGCCTCAGGACGTCCCAATCGGGGTCCGTCGGCACGAGTGCCACCATCGCCTGCCTGACCTGCTCGAGTTCGTTGATGTTCAGCTGTCGCGCTTCACTCGCGAGACGCTCGGCCTCGGCGGCTTTCTTCTTCGCCTCGGCGGCCTGCTGCGTCTTCTGAGTGTAATCCCGCTGGCGCATGTAACCGAGATACGCCTCGTCCTCCGTCACCTCTTCCTCTTGACCCTCGAACGTCAGCTTGCGGCTGCGTGCGGGTTGAGGTTCGGTTCCTTCGGGCGTCGGTTCTGCGTCTAGCGCCGGCTCGACGTCGCCTTGCGGCTCGGTCTCGTCGGGGGCAGGCTCAGTGCCCTGGGTGGGCTCCAACTCTGCCTCGGTATCCTCCGGCTTCGGTGTTCCCTGGGGGGAAAGAAGTCCTTGGATGACCTGTTGTGCTCGGGCGATGCTGGCGAGTGCCTTGGCATCAACCGCGGAGATAGGCTCTCCTGTCATAAATATAACCTCTCTGTCAAGCGGACAAGTGGTTGGTTAGGATGTTGCCCCGCTCTTAGCAGCCCTAACTCCTTGGTCCATGATCTTTTGCATCTCCGACTCCATGAGCCGGAGGCCCTGCAACAGCGTGAATGCGCGCTCCCGTTCCTCGAGGGATTTGCTCTCAGCCCAGGCCAGGATACAGCCATCGGCCATTCCCGAAATGAGGCCAGTGAAGCGTGCGTCGTCGAGCATCATCGCGACCCACTGCGCGTCCTGCACCTGCTGCTCGGGCGACTTCTTCGGTTTCGGTGCTACCAGCTGTAGTCGAATCATGTCCCCACTCTCTTTCGCGTTCTGATGCGGTGACAGTTAGCGCATACCAGGTCACACTTCAGGATTTCGGCGAGCAACTTGGGCAGGGCATACCGCTTCATGTGCGCGATGCCGGCGTGCTTTCGGCCCCGCACATGATCGTAGTCCATGCACTCAGGAGGAAACGTACCCCCACAGTCTTCGCAGGGCATCGCCTTTAGGAGCTCGATGAATGCCTGCGTTTTCTTGTGAGCTCTTTGAGCAGCGTTCATCCGAGCGCAACTCCCGGAAAATTGAGAATGCGAGTTCCACATCGCCCGCAGACGTACTCATTGTACCGCTTGAACACCCAGCCGGGATGGTTGTACGGACACGCCGGCTGCGCGTCGGTCGTGGGCGGTTGCGGCGCCGGTACGAGTCCTGAGTTTCCGTCCTCAGCCATTAGAGCTCTCCTAGGTCGAACAGGATGGAGATGACGAGCTCCTCCTCCTGCGCCCGGCGGACTGCAGACATCTCTGCTGCACGCCGTTTCGCGACGGTCTGGAGTACCTCGGCGACGATTTGTCGGGCTTCGGCGATCTGATGCGCACTGTGGGCGACGGAAATGGTCTGGAGGGTTCCCGCCCGCTGGGCCTTCGCGGCAACCTTCGCCGCCTTCCGTGCCTTCGGCTCGCTCGGTTGGTTCTCGACGACGACCCGAACGGCTTCCTTCGGAGCCGGCGCGGAGATGATCTCCGCCGTCGCCGGCCGACGTACGGTCCTGCCGGAGCGGAAGACGTCGTAGACGAAGCGACGTCGGGCAGGGGGCGGCGGTCCGCCTCCTCCGCCCTTCGCTGGCGGAGGCGGTGGCGGTGCTCCGCCGGCCCTCCACCAGAGGAGAATCATTTAGTACTCGTAGCCGACTAGTACGACCGTTGCGTCGGCGGTCGCGACACCTTGCTGTGAGATGCCGATCTGCATGGCGCCACTTAGTTCTATTCCGTCAGGGAAGGTCACTGAATTGCTGGTGGCTTGTCGCGCGACCTGCGTTCCGTCTAGCGCCGCCGCCACGGCGGCGATAACCGGGCTCGTGACAATGGCTGCGCCGGCGGCTCCTATCCGCAGGTACACGGCTACGCCAACAGCGGTCGTTGTCGAATCTTCTATGACAACCGTCAGGGATTGAAGTCGCCACGTTTTTCCGGCGGTCACAGCGAAGGATGTCCCCGTCGTTCCCGCACCACCGTTGACGACAGGAGTTAGTGTTACCATCGCCTCGGTCACTGCTGGCGTAAACTTGAAGGCACTTAGTACCTTCGAAACCCGTCCCGCGTCCTTCGCATCCTGCGTGCCGAGGAAGCGACTGGTCTGCGTACCCTTCACCGAGGTTTGATCGGCAGCGGCGGAGTCGACGATCTTGACTGACCCCATCACGTTCGCCCCGGTCGCGATGACGAAGGGACCCGCCTGCGTTACAGGCAACCCGTTTGTTGCGGCGCTGATCGCCACTACGAGCGAGGAATCCGAAGCCGTCGGGACGACATTCGGTGCCTTTACTGTGGCGGTATTCGTACCGTCCGTTACCTTCACAGACCCGATGATGGCGGAACCGGCTGCGATTACCCAATTTCCCGATTGCGTGACCGCGAGCGTGGCGTTCTGAATGAAGATGTTGAGCCGATGGTTCACCGAATCCCACATGTCGGCGAGCATCTTCGAGAGGCCGCGCAGCTTGGCAGAGAGCGTCCCTGCCGTATCGCCCGTGACGGCGGCGTCGGCGTTGGCACCCTGGTTGACGTTGGCGCCGTCCGCGACCGTCGTGGCCGTCGATGCAGGAAAGTTCTGTACGGCTACGGGCAATCCGCCGGCGGGCGGAAGTCCCGTTGCCGGATCGACCGCGACGACCGCCTGGCTGTCGGCGGAGCCGGCGCCAGCATCGGCCGTAAAGACAGCGATCGGGTTACCGGACGAGGCATCCGGTGTCGAGGTTTTCGCGATGGCAGGGGTAACGGGCATTACTCAGACGCCTTCTCGTGGGCGATGACGACACGAACGGTCTTCGTACCCTTTCCGTCGGTGGCCGCGTTGGTGCCGGCCTGTATGCCGCTCTCGAGCGCATGCTTCTCGCGCTGGATGTCGGCCTGCAGGTCCTGCTGACGAATCGTCATCTTGTTCGTGGCCTCGATCTGCAAACGCTGGGTCTCGACCGTAGCAGCCAACTGCGACCACTTGAGCTGCATCTCGCTGGCGGCCTGCTGACGCTCGAGCGCGGCCTCCGCCTGCAGAGTCTGAATCTTGATCTCAAGTTCGTGCATCTTCGCAGCGGAGTCGGCCTGAGCCTTCTGCGCGTGGAGCTGCGACTCCTGCCCCATCTGCTGGACCTTGGCGTCGGCCTTCGCCTTCTCGGCCTGCGCGATGACCATGTTCGGGTCGCCCGCGCCTGGCGGCGGAGCCGGTGGCTTCCAGTCTGCCGGCACATCCTGCACGTATGCCTCGGCGTCCATCCGGCCACGGAGGCGCAACATCTCGACGAGGGTATCGCGGTAGTTTTTCGGCGAGAAGACGGGCTGGTTCATGCCTAGCTGGGCGAAGGCGGATTCCATTCGCGTCGCCAGGTCAGCCATCGTCTCGTACTTCTGCTCGTCGAGGCCGCCGCCGATCGCGACGTTGACGATGACGTCGAGGCCGGAGTTCCACGACCGCGGGTCGATCTCGTTGTACTCGCCGTTCGACAGCCGCGCCATTCGGGCCGGGGCCTGGTTCTCGACGAGCAACTCGAGGATGCCACGGAAGAGCGGCGCCATGCCCATCTCGGCAAAGATACGGGCGATGGACTCGATATGCGCCTGCGCCGCGGTGATCGCGGCAATGGCGGCGGTGCGGGTGGTTGACTGCAGGGAGCCGGCGTCCATCGCGGCCATGTCCTTCGACACGCCGGTGCGCCGTTCCTTGACGTCACGGTAGAAGTCGAGGATCGCGAGCGCCTCGCGACCGACGAAGGTGTGTTCTATCGGCCAGACGGAGCCGGGCGAGCGCGCCCGAATCGGTGCGCCAATCTCGGTTGCCATGATGTCTTCGAGGTTCGCGTCCCCATCCACGTAGCCCAACCGCGGATTGATCGACAGCGCCAGCGAGTTGTTCATCGCCCGCGCGATCGACGACATGACCAGCTGTAGGTCCATCGTGTAGTCGGCGAAGCCCTGCCCCACGATCGTGTGCGGCTCGGGGTCGGGGCAGATGACGGCGAACGGCCGTCGCGCGCAGGCTTCGTTCTCAATGACGTGATAGGCCGGTCCGAGTGTCACGATCTTGCGGAGCTCCGCAATCCCATCCCCGTCGACGTCCATGAAGGGGTAGGATTCGATGTAGAGCGCCTTCTGCGTCGCGATCGGGCCGATCGCGGACGTGTCGGGCTTCACGATGTGCTGTCGGGCGATCTCTTCCTGGTTCATGTCGAGGGAGACGTCCTTGAACGCCCACTCCTCGATCGTATCCTCGTCGACGCCGATCGCGAGCAGCTGCGACCGCGTCAGCTCAGTTCTATGGGCCACCATGAGCGCCACGCCCGGCTGGGAGTGGTCGTCGGTGACGGTGCGGGCGCCGCGAGTGAAGAGGTACTCCTCGGGGGGCAGGGGGATGATGCGAATCTTGCCCTGCTTCCGTGTGCGCGTGAAGTCGACGTCGAAGAGCGGCGCCCCAGGGGTCGACAGATCGCTCCGACGGACCTCGTCGGTGCGGACTTCGTCGTCCTGCTGGAGGAGGACGACAGCCTGCGCTGATAGACCCGTCGCCTCGAAGGCGCGGGACTCAATCGTGTCGTCGTACCAGTACTTCACGATGCCGAGACGCTTCACCAGCGCGTCCTTGAACCACGACCACAGCGTGAGGAACCACCGGTTGTCGAGCTCGAGGACGACCTTGTTGACGTAGTTCGTCGCGTCCTTCGCGATCTGCACCGTCGACGCGTTGTTCGGCCCGTACTCGACGGCGCCGCGCGGTCCGGTAAAGATGCGCATCAGGGACGGCATGACGTAGAGCACCGCGTCGCGGAGCTCGGTCAGGACGACCTTCGACCGCCCCTCTTGCTCGTTGCCGAACGGTTCGCCCTGGTAGTACTTCGTCGCGAGTGCCCGGAAGGGCGAGAGCTCTTGGTCGGTGTATTCGATCGCATCCCAGAGGAGCTTATGGACGGCGGACTGGACCTCCCCGTCCGACATAGGAATCGCCTCGGGCTTGACTTCGGGCGCCGAGTCTCCCTGCGCGAACACACCCCCATCTGCGTCCGCATGATCGTTTGGCTCCTGGCCGACGACACCCGAGTCAGTGTCCTGCGGCTTCACGTTGTGCGACCCCGTCTGGATGTCGCGGTTCGTCTCCTGGTTCGGGCTCGAGCCCTGTCCGCCGACGCGCACCTTCCCGCCGCCCTGCGAGGTGACACGCAGCTCGCCGGTATTGCGGTTGCGCAGGTTGTCCTTCTGCACGGCTTTGATGTCCGTGAAGTCCTGGTCGCGATCCTCCTGCAGGAGGCCCCCACGCGTCCGGTTGCGCCGCAGCTTGTCGCGTGCGGTGATGCCCTGCCCTTCATCGGCGGGGCTACGGAGGAAAGCTGTCGGCATTAGACGAGTCCTGGGTCAGAGCGCGCGATCTTCGAGCGCCACGAGGTGGGTGCATTCCCACGGAGGAGCGTAATCTCGTCCGTGATGAGTGTCAGCAGAAACGATTCAGCGATGTCGGGGGAACGGAAGCCGCGCTTCTTGAGCTCGTCCTTCTGTTCCGCCATGATCTTGTTGCCCTTGCCGGGCCGGTACTTGTACTTGGTTCTGGTCAGCTCGCCGACGAGGTCATCCCCGCCCGATGGCTTCCGGTAGTACTCGGGGATCGAGCAGTCGAGGCCGGCAAACCACTCCTTGCCCTTGAACCACGCCTCAGTCCGCAAGTTGACGTACTTCTCCGCGTTGACCGTCGCCGGTGACTCGCCCACGTTGATGCCGCGAACGGGCAGGCCGAGGGCGCGAAGCGTATCGAGGACGCCGGCCCCCATGCCGATGACGTCGATGTTGATCTGCGCCGGCCGCAGCGGCTGCGGCGTCGTATCGTACTCGAGCTTCACCTTCACCGCGGTCGCCGCCAGGTCCAGGCCGGCCCACCACTTGATCGGCTCGATGATGCTCTTGCCCTGGCGCTTGCAGAGGGCGCAGCGGTCGGAGCCGAAGCGCGCGACGTCCAACCCCCAGATCACCGGCGTGGTCGGCGACACGATGATGTCGCGCCCGATGCTCGAGGAGACAGACGCCCACGAGATGATCGTGTCGGAGTCCGTCGTCGGGAACTCGCCCAGGATACGGACGCGGTACTCGTTCGAGTCCTCGCCCCATGCCTCACGAACGAACTCACCGTAGCTCGGGTCGACGCCCGCCACCGTGAGGGAGTTGACGTGGAATCGCTTCCAGGTCGTCCCCTTCGTGTGCGAGTCGAAGAAGAACCCCTGCCCCTTCAGCGGGTTGCCGGCGAGCACCATCGTCGCGAGCTTCCCCGACATCGACCCGCCGGCCGACTCGAAGATTTTGTTCGGGACGCCCGACGCCTCGTCCGCGATGAGCAACACGTTGTCCGAGTGGACGCCCTGCAGCGCCTCGGGCTGCTCTGGCCGCGCGGTGGCGATCGTGATGTAGCTCTCCGCCGGCTTCGACTTGTGTTCGGCCCGGTCGTGGCCGATGACGACGAGGTCCTGCATCCACGGTAGCTTCAAGCGCGAGTGCCAGACTTTGAAGTCGGCCCAGAGCACGTTGAAGAGCTGCTTCTCCGTCGGCGCCGTGATGGCGGACCGCTGGGGGAAGCGGGTGAGGATGTGGTGCAGGGCGGCCCAGGACAGCCAGGTCGACTTGCCGACGCCATGCCCCGACCGAATCGTGATGTACCGCTCGCGGGCGTCGTAGGCGGCCGACACGTCCTTCTGCCAGTCGTACGGGCCGCCAGGGAGGTACTTCTCCACCTCGAGGCACTCGTACACGAACAGCATCAGGTTCGGACCGTAGCGGTCCGCGAAGGCAATGAGCGGATTCTTCTCGACCCCCACCGGTGTCGTCATTACTGGCCGTCGATCTCGACGGGGTTCGGGTCGAACTGGTGGTCTAAGATCACCTGGCCGCCCTGGTCGGAGATGTGTAGGGCGACGACGCCGCCCGGGCCGACTGGTGACCGCAACCGGATAGGCGCCACGCCGGTCGACAGCAGGTACGGCAGGACCGCGAAGTTGTGCGA